ATGGCAGGAACTCTAAATCTTTGGCCAATCGTACTTTGGTCCTCAAATGGGCGATCTCGATGTCCAGATCCTGGAGGGTTGTCTTCTTAAAGTACCGCTTCTGGGCACGAATGATGTGCTTGTCGATCTCGTACATCGACTGGCGAATCTCCGCTGAAAGCGTGTGCTTTTCGCTTTTCGGAAACTGCCGCAGGCAACTGTAGCCGTAGAGCATCATGTCTTCGTGTTTTTGCTTTAAGATCAACTCTTCCATCGAGATTCCACCCGGTTAAAGGACCCCGCCTTCTATCACGGTGACTTCTCCTCGTCAAGGTTATGATTCTACCGGCTCATAATTCATAATGAGCAGCTCGTTTACGTGTTTTTTCTTGTTCGCCCCGGCCGCCGAGTATGAGGTCTCCACCGTCTCGATGCGAAAGCCCCGGAAGAGATCCCGGATGTGATCCACATCGTTGATCGAGAGGATGAATTTCCCGGAAATGCTGGCCAGGATGTCCCTGAGTTTCATGAAGTCATCCCGGTCAAAGATCCCTTCCCCGTAATAGTCCTCGCAGCCGTAATAGGGCGGATCGATGTAAAAGAACGTGTCCGGCTTGTCAAAACGGGCAAAGACCTCCGCATATGAACGATGCTCGATATAGACCCGCGCCAGGCGAAGGTGGACCGCAGATAACTCCTCCTCGGTCCTTAGAAGATTCAGGCGGGGCTTGGAGGTTGTGGCGATGGAAAAGGACGGGTCCTTGATCCTGGCCGCATAGCCCAGCTTGAGGAGGTAGTAAAACCGGACCGCGCGCTGAATGTCCGTCAGGCTCTCCGGCACCTCCTTGCGAAACCGATAGAATTCATCACGGGACACCAGGACCCACTTGAAATACCTGATAAACTCCTCCAGATGGTGCTTGACCACCCGATACAGGGTTATCAGGTCCAGGTTGATGTCGTTGATGATTTCCACGTCAGACACGTTCTCTTCCTTTTTGAATAACAGCCAGGCAGCGCCCGCGAAGACTTCCACGTAGCATTTGTGCTCCGGGATCTTTGGAATGATTTTCCTGGCCAATAACGACTTCCCGCCCATATAAGCTAAAAAACTGTTCATCGTTGGTCCTCCCCGAAATTGATTTATGGGAGTAACCCTGCTATATCTCCTCCGGTTCCACTGTGCGGATGGTAGCGGGTTATCCCGTCGGGCGTTCGTTGCGCCTGGTCTGGGGAGGGCCAACTCCCTGGAATACTGTCCGCCTTTTATCTCAGCGGTGGTGCGCTGAAGCGCACGTCCGCTTGTTTTGTTTAAGGACCTTTCCCCCCTGCCCTATCGGGCAGGAGGGTCAGAACACAGGGCCCAGGGGTCAGGGAACAAGTACTGCGCGCGCGCCGATAACCCAACTGGCGATGGACGGGGCGGAATAGATGTTGAGCGCCCCGGGGCAAAGCGCCCCGCTAACACAACTACCACCGCGAAGAGCGATTCGCTCAGAAGTAAGGTCAAACCAGAACCCCTGGCCGTCAAAGCCTCCGGTACCCGCAGTGACCGTGCTGGCAGGAATCCCGTGCATCTTTAGTGCGGCTTCCGCACGGTAGGACGCAACCGATTGCCCGGTTGTGCATCCGGTGACGGACAAACCCGTATTGATAAAGCTGGCGTGACTATAGCCATCACTTGGCGCACTGAACGGGTTGACGAGCTTGCCTGCCGTGTAGATCGCCCCAGCATTGAGACGAAGGCCATCCGTGAACTCCCATCGGTTCCCACAGAAATCGCTGATCGGGATCTCCCAATACTTGCCGCCTCCTCCGGTAATGGATGCCCCGTTTGCGGCCTGAGTGAGATCTATAATCCCAATGTCATTGGCATTGAGATGCCACTGAGGAATCTTGTTGGTCGCGCTGTACCCGTAGGTGTTACCCCGAAGCAGCCAGCGGTTGATTCGGGTCCAGATCCAAAGATCGAACCAGTGAGCGTCGGTCATCAGGCCGCCTTTACCGGCCCAGCCGGTTCCCGCCGGGGCACCGGCGAAACCGCCGTAATTAAACCTGGCCTTCAGGTAGGTCCTAAAATGCTCGATGGTCTGACTCACCATCGGCACGACACCCGGCTGGGAGACATAGGCTTTCCGGTTCAGGTCGGTCCCGTTGCAGGCAGATCCGAGCGCGGACGAGGTCGCCGTGGGCGAGGAGCAGAGGTACATGTCGACCCAATAGCCGCCCATCCCGTTTTGTTCGAGGACCGAGCTATGGGCCCAGTGCGTCGGGGTCGTCCCCGTGGCGCAGAAGTACGTCCCGGCAACGTTTTGCGGCGCACCTACATTCGTAAAATCGTCATCGCTGACATAGGTGGTGATCCGGTACCATTTCCCGACGACCAGCGTGCCGCTCGTCAACCTGGTCGAATAACCGATCACTTCGTAGTCGGTATTCTCCACCCACCCGCCCTGAATATCATCGGGATGGAAGAAATCGCCGACCGTCCCCGAAGGCGTCGCCACCGCCGCATTGGCTGTCAGCGCCCGGCAGGCCCGGAAAGGAGGAATCCACTTCATCACGCTCTCGTTCCCGTCGACGTCCACATAGGCGTCCAGCCGGGTGTCAAACTGCATTGCTTTTTCTAAAATCCATAAACTTGTCCGTTTTCCCATATCGTCCTCCTTATGCCGGATTTTCGAACACTTGAATGGTTACGCCGTCGAGATCGAGCGAATCCATCACCGATACCATGTGCGGCTCCTCGGAGATCTCCTTCAGCTCGACGGGATATTCCTCCCCGGCCTGCGGGCGTCGTTCGCCGAGCCAGCGCACTCCGGTAGCCTCAGCCTGCCACTCGATACCTCTGCGAAGGTTCTGCCAGTAATGGCCGACAGCGGAGATCTCGCGCCCGTCGATGCCAGGCACGGCGTCAAAGTCGGTCTCTCCCCGTAAGATTGTCGCCGATTCCGTTTTTTCTACCTGGATGATCCCCTGCTGCACCTGGCGACTTTGAGGCGCAGGAAGGGTCATTTCCGCCAGTTGCCAGTACATGTCCTCCTTCGGGTTGATCCGGATCCGCAGACTCCCGTCGAGATAGACTCTTACCGTCTGCCCCTGGTAGGGCGTCAAATCGGCCTCCTGGGCCGCGACGTTGCCCACGGCGCACTCAAAGGCAGCCAGGGCAAATGTCGCTCCCTGCACGCTGATTTTATCGTTATTTCCGATGATCATATGCCCCTCCTTATGCTACATTTGATAATTCAATATCCGCCGTGAAACCGCCATGCCCGGAATTATAGATCACCACCGTGTTGGCAGCTTTCACGTAGGAGATGTCTCCGATCCGTCCCAGACCTCCTGTGCCTGTCGGAAGGGTCTTCACGAGGTAGCTGGTATCGCCCTTACCGTGCGTGACGGTCAACCCGTCCTGCCCGGCCAGCGTCACGGAACCGGAGAAAAACACGTTACCGTTCGATCCGGCGACTGCCGTCGGCCATGAATCCCTGGATACGCCACCCAACGTGAGGTTCTTGAAGTATCCATTCAGCCAGCGAAAGACGGCAGATCCGATGTTTTTTGTATCGGTCACAGACGGCAACATGTGACTGAGCGACACCATTTTATGTTCCAGTCCGGACGAGCTGACCGCTTTCTCATGGTCTGTGCCAGTGTCAATGTCGACGTTGGAGGCGATCTCCATGATGCCCGCCTTCGTTTCGCTTGCCGCCGCTATGTCCGCCTCCTGCTCGATCCAGACGCCGGCTGGGGCGTAGTCGTCTGGGCGCACCTTATAGGGGTGGGCCGCTACGTCCTCGGCGTCGGTTGCGGCGGAGAAGTACTTGAAATAGAGCATTTTGTTGCCTGAAATGGCTACGATGGCACGGTCGCCATCAGCTAGGACCAGACGGGAATAGGAATCCAGGGCGCGCGTGGCGCCGCCTGTCAGGGCCGTGCAGTTATAGGTCGTAATAGGCATTTTTAACACCTCCTCATCATGAATAACCCCATACATCGATGGGCGGCTCCATCGCATCGCCCCACACGTCGGTGTCGCCGAAGACGTCCTCGATGGCCGCCAGCCGCACCGATCGGAGGTTGATGTATGTCTCCCAGTACGCCAGCTCTACCAGCTCGATCTTGGGGATATCGACATACATGGCCAGATACCACACCCCCGTCCAGGGATGACGCCAGCAGAATGTCTCCGCGACATCTGCCTCGTCGATATGTGCATCGAGCAGGGCCTTGTCGTAGCCAGACAACTTCTGATAGGCGAGGCCAAAGATCTTGCGCGCCAACGTGTATCGCTTCCGACCGTGGACGTAGCCGTAATCCATCTTGGTCGCCAGGCCGACCTTTTCGCGTTGCTCCGGCAGCGGATATCCGGGAAGCGTTGTCAGGTTCGGAAAGTTCGATGCACTCATATCGGCGTCTCGCCTCCACCGTAATCACTGTGGTAGTAAACCGACTCGTCATATTCCAGGGCAGCCAGTTCAAATAACGAATCCACATCCCGGGATATGGACGTCACGCGATATTTCATTCCCGCATCGACCGAGTGGCCAATCACAAATACATCCTCGATGCCCTTCCCCGACATGGCTGCCGCCAGGGTAAACGTGTCCGTTTCGACATCCCACGGGCCGGTGATCGACCCGATTTCCAGGCTATCATCGGCCAACCGCACCCATATCGTGCAATTTCCGCTGTAGGTAGCCGCATCCAGCGTGATCAGCTGATCGAGAACGATGACGGCATCGTCCACCCCTGTTTGATCCGCGAGACGGCCGCCGTAAGTCAGTTCGTTCCCCTCGTCCTGAGACACGACCACATCTCCCGGCAGACAGGCAATCGCATCGACGTCCGCCCTCCACGATCGCTGCCGGTTCAGCCGATCGCTGATTTGCATGCGCAGCAGGCCATATCGGCGGGCTTCGTCATCGCTCGTGCAACCCCAAAGAAAGACATTTTCGGTCACGGGAACTCGGGTCAGCGAATCGTAGCCCCCAGATTTTATGGGTATCTTGTCCTTGCGGTAGTCATGGGCGGCATTGTTATATTCGATGTAGTAGATATCCGGACGGTTCGCTCGCGGGAGAAACTCGGTCGTCGCAGAATCCTCGACGATGTTTGCCGCGCCGAATACCTGGACAGGGGTGGACACCGGCGCTTCGATGGCCACCCTGATCGTCTGGCCCGCCTGCACGATCCGCGCTCGCCCATGCTGACACACTTTATTGAGCGCCGACGCCAGCAACATTTGCGAATCCAGGATTCCGTTTAACGTGATCCGCGTCGCACCATCCACCGTTCCGGCGCACCAATCCGCCCAGGCGCGCCATGACGCATAATCGATGCGCGAGGGCGCGATATGGTAGCCATAGCGTTCGTGGGTCAGCATGTCGTAGGCCGCCCAGGCGGGGTTTGATGAGGCGATCGACATACTTCCCGCGTCCACAAACGCGCCCTCGGAAATCGCCCCCCTGACACTGATTGTCCCGCGATCCCATATGGAGGACACGGTTGGAGGTTCGTTGTTTAGCCGCTCCGAACCATCGATGATCAGTCCCAGCAGGGCGATATGTGGGTGCGCGAGCGCCTCGTCCAAAACCTCATCCAGGCCGGTCCAGTATAGGTCCGACATCTTGAGCGTGGACGTCTCTTCGGCGCTGATCCTGGCCAGGCGGACCTCGTATCGCCCGCGCGCCAGGCCGGTAATCGAATATTGCCGCCTGACAGGCTCCCGCTGATGAGCAGTCACCGTATAGTCAGCCAGGTGCGTCCAGGCACCACCGCCGACTGCGCGATAATAGATCCCGAACTCGCATGAATGATCGATGAGTTCAGACCCGCTCGTGACTTCATACAGCCCCCTGGGGAACTCGATCATGACCGCGATCTCGTCGCAGTCACCCCGGGTCGCTACCACAAAATCGTAATCGTCGTTGTAGGCTTCCGTCGGAGGGGTAAAATCGAGCGGATAATAAATACCGCCCCTCTCTACGCCCGGTTTATGCAGATAATAGTTCTGGATAATGCGTGTCGCGTCGATGTTGCCCTTGCATGGCCGCCACCCGGTATCGACATATGCATGCCCCAGCCGCAAATACTGGCCGCTCGCGACGGCGGGAAGGGCCGCGTCCGTGACTTTGTAACCCGCCTGCTTGCCATCCACCCAGATGCCCCAGTAATTGCCCCAGCGGTTGATTTCGATGTGATGGAATTCGTCATCGAAGAAATCGATGCCGTATGTGGCCATGAGCGGATTGGTATTGAATGCCCACGATCCGAGCACGTTGAAAGCAATTATATCGTTGTCTTTGTCATAGAAGAGGCACCATCCTGCCGTGGTGCTGCAATACGACAGCAAGCCGTAATATCTCGTCCCCGCCACCAGTGACGGCAGCCACTGTATGGCGGCCCCGAAATCCCTAGAATACATGTCAAAATCGCTGGAGGCCAGATATAGCTGCGCGCTGGCCGTACCATCGAAGGCGGCCGACCCCGCCCCGAATTTCTTGTTGGTTGTGTCCAGAGTCACCCCGCCGCTATTGATCAGCGTGCGGGCAAACGGCGACGCATCCGACACCACGTCGCTATCGAAGTGCACCGACAGCAATGTGCGCGCTTCCACCTTGATCGACAGGTCTCTATATTGGTGGAGTTTTTCAAATCCGGCGATCACCGTCTGGTCGCCAGTCCCGCCGCGTGTATCGTACTGATAGGCATCGTACGTGACGAGCTTGTCGTCTCCGATATAGATCTCGTCGGCCGATGCGGGAGGCGTGGCTTCACCCTCGCAAATGGCGATCAGCATATAGAGCGTCTGGTTGTCGGTATTGTTGTTGGTTTCCAGATAATAATTGATGATCTGGCCGCCACAGCGCATCTTTCCGTACAGGATGGGGATGGCCAGTTCCGGCGACCATGAATTCTTGGGACCGCCCCAGGCATAGGTGGTCGAACCCCCCATCGAGCCCGATCCAAACGACGAGGTTTCTGATATGGCAGGGAGGGATGCATTGACGTCGAGCGGAGGGAACAGCGAGTTGACGACCATGCTCCCCGCGAGAGAGACCGCCGTCCCGGCGGCAGCACCCCATGCGGCAGCACCCCATGCGGCAGCCACCCAACCAGCAGCCGCACCTCCGGCGGCCCCGTATGTATAGACAGTGGCAACAACAGCAGCGATGGTTACGACGATGGAGCCGATGGTTCTTCCGATGTTGCCGCCCCTGATCCGCGGCATGATCATGATATGGTCGCCATCGTTCACCGCCCGGGCCCAGTCGGGGTTCAGGCGGCCGTTGCAGATCACGATGCATGTCGAGGGGCTCAGATACGGAAATCGCGAACGAATAATCTCCCCGATGCTGGTGCCGGCCGGGAACAGCGTAGGGTCTGCAGGCAACTCAATGGGGCTGAAAAACGGGCTTCCCACGCGGCCGCCGCGGTCCGATGACGGGCCAATATAGCGATAGTAGCCCCTGATCCGCTTGTTCCATGCGGCGGACGACAGGCGGTCTATCGACACGCCCCCGGTCGCTTGACGGGCATGGATAAATCGATCCATGTCGATGACCACGCCCACATGCGATACCGATCCCGGAAACGGATAGGCAATGGTGACCAGGGACCCAATCTCGGGGCCGTCGATTTTTTCCCATTCAGCGCTGGCCGCCTCCACGGCAGCCTCGATGTCTTTTGGATCGTGCCCGCTGCAGAGCAGGTTGTAATCCGGCAAATCGATACCGAACCGGCGCATGACCTCGATCACCAGACCATAACAGTCATACGACGCGGGCCCCCGGCCGTTTTCCTGGAAGGGCTTGCCTATCAAGTCGCCGAATGAGATCTTGTCACGGTGCATCTGCCACACTCTCCGCTGTTCCGTATTCGTCGAAGCCCACCCCCGGAATGGCCGGGAAACCCCCGAAACGCGCAATGTTCGACCCGCCGCTCATGGCAGCGCAGGCCAGCATGGTTTTATTGCACGTTGCGGTCGCCCCGCTGTAACCGCATTCGTCGGACTTGAAATTCCAGCGGCAATTCTGCCGCGTGTAGGTGTAGCGCGGGCAACGTTGGGACCAGAAGTTTTCGGGCTGTAATTCGATGGATACCCATTCCGGTGAGCACGAGACGCTGCCCACGGAGAATGTCTCTTCTATGACCGCGCCCTCATCCAATTCCTCGGAATAGACCACCCGCAATATGACAGAGGCCTCCCCCATGCCATCCAGGGCCTCTATCTGCCGTTGCACGGCCCTCATGACATTGCTCACGCGGATGGCGACCGACTGGATAGATCCGTCTCCGGACTGCTTTGCATCGTCAACGTCGAAGGGAAATGCCGTATAGGTCTGCCCGCCCCAGGTAATATCCTCCGTGTTGCGCACCAGATACAGCACGGTGGACTCGTCGAGCACGATATCCAGCAACACCAGCCACGCACCGTCGTCGGACAGGCGATTCTTGGCGAGAGCGATTGCTGCTGCCAGCGTCAATGGCATGATCAGCCCCTCATATTCCCCACCGCAGTCCGGAGCGGAGCGTAGCGCTCCATCCCCTCGACCACGATGTCCAGCACCCATTTCCTGCCGTCGAACTTCGGGGCTCCCCGTTGTTTGCCGGACAGCTCCGTACCGGATTGATTGATGATATTGACCTCGACGTTCGGCCCGCTGTCGCCGCCGGACCCGGCCACCATGAGCCCCATAGCTTTCATCTGCCCGGCGGTAAAGACGCCTTCGCCGCGCTGCAGGACGGCGGGATATTCGTCAGGAGCAAACCCACCGTGGAAACGCGGGGCTCCGGCAAAGGCAAGGTTCGGAACCATGCGGTAGAATGCCGGTGCTTCGCGGCCAGCTATACCCCCACCGTGGCTTCCCAAAGCAAGGCTTTGATCGACAGTTAAATAATTGCCGGTCGAATTACCGGAGATTGTGCTCGTACTGGAGCCCAGCGATGAGTTTCCAGAGGTGCCTAAGTTGAAGAAGCTGCTTATTCCGCTCTTTACCGCACCTATCAGGCCAGCCGCTGCCATATTTGCCAGATAGTTGGCGATGGCTCGGTTGACGCTGTTGACAAAAGACGTAATGTAATCGCCGACGCTCTTGAGTTTTCCCTGGAAGGCGTCAAAAAAGATATCGCTGAAGGCATCACGCATGGCCGTCGCCGTCGTCTGTGAAACGTCGTACATTTGCTGTCCGACATCGGTCCACTTGTTCAAAAGATCCTTGAAGCCGAGTTTCATCGCCTCAATGGGCGAATTCATCAACTGCTCGCGCACCAGTTCCGCCCGCTTTTTCTGCTCGGCGATGATCTTGTCCATCTGGGCGTTCCATGCCTGCTCGTTGCCCGTCTTGGGCATGGCCGCAAGCGATTGACGCTGCAGGGCGATCAGTTCTTCCGTCAGGCGGATCCGCTCATTGATGGTGTTCCGGTGCGCCGTACCCTCTGCCTCAATCAGATCGAGGCTGGCCAGGCGATTGTTTATTTCAGCTTCACGGGCAGCCCGGTCATACTCGGCGGGTTTTACCACCTCGGCCTGGCGGATTTTCTCGTTGTACAGAAGCGTGATGGCCGCCTTTTCCTCGGCAGACTTCTTGACGTCCGCCAGTTCCTCAGCGAGCTTTGCCCGCAGGGCGTCCGCCTCTGCTTTGTACCCGGCCAGGATGTTTCCGGTCAGTTGGGTGTACTCCTGGGTCTGTGCGGCTACGAAGGAACGGACGGAAACAAGATTCTCGGATTTTTCCTGGGCAAGGGCGATATCTCTTTTCTCTTTTGCCTGCCTTTCCAGGATCTCGACATTGGTCACTAATTCCTGCTTGAGCTTGAGCATATTCTGCGCATCGGCCAGGACCGCCGGATCGACGGCGGTGATGGGGTCATTGGCGTCCCGTTTGGCGTTTTGCTTTGCGGCATCTTTTTGCGCTTTGGAGATCTTCTCCTGTAGCTCCCGGACGGCCCTGTCCATATCGGTCTTGTATTTCTCGACAGCCGCCATGTCCTTCCGATAGGCGTCCTCGATGTCGATCAGTTTGGCCTCGTGGGACGTCGCGGTAAGCTTTTTGATTTCTGTGGCGAATTCGGCAACCTTTTCCTTCGCTCCCTTGAGGATGTCGCTCATCCGGTCGAGGGTGGAATTCACGGCGCTATGGGCAAGGCTATATTCAACGGCAGCGGCCTTCCCCTTGCGGCTCCCGGCCGTCAGGTCCTCCGTGCTCTTCGTGGCGCTGTCCGTGGCGTCTTTGATCTTGTTCCTGGCGTCGGCTCCCCGGAAGATCTCTTCGCGGATCGACTCCTGGACGTTCAACTCCTGCTTGAGTTTGCTTTTAGCCGCCGTCTGGTTCTTTATGAAGTCCTGGTAGATGGCGCTTTGAGACGACCTGGCGGAATCGGCCTTTTTCCGATAATCCTCCGTTAGACCGAAGAACTGAGCCATTTTCGGGAATGATTCCTGAATGGTGGCGATAAATTCGTAGAAGAGGCTTTTCCCTGCCTCTTTGACCTGCCCCCAAACCGATTTAGCCGTTGCCCCGATCATGTCCCAGGCATAGACCGCATAAGCGCCGAACTTGGCGACCGAAGCGTATCCGGCCTGCATGGCTTCCCCGATGGTCAGCCCCAGGATCTCCATCTGAGCGATCTGTTTTCCCAACTGCCAGCCGATAAAGGCGGCCCCGATACCGGCCATCGTACCGACAGCCAATGCCGCTGCCGTTGCCATTGTCGCCAGACCGCCAGCGCTTGCCAGTGCAGCGGCAAACAGGCTTTCGATTGACGCTACAATCGGCGCGAAAAGACCGGCCATGAAGGCGGCGTTGGCCGCGATCAGGGATGCCAGCCAGGTCACAGTCCCGCCGATAGCCCTAATGGCCACACCGACCGCCAGAATCTTCACCGCCAGACCGCCGAATCCGGTAAGGAGATCCACGATGACGGGATGATTCTTCGTAAAATCGCTGATCGCCTTGCTCATGTTCCGGATCCCGTCGATGACCGAGAAGACCTTCTCGTCCATTTTCTGCAACGAGACGATCAGGCTCTCGTTCCATTTGATCTCGCCGGTTTCCTTGTTGAACGTGACGATGGAATCAGTGACGTCCTTGATGATGCCCTTCGTCTTTTGAAAACCGATTTCCATACCCTTTCCGAGGGCCTGGGTGGCGGCGTCCTTCAAGTTCGACAACTGGACGGACAAATTCTTGGATGCCTCGGCAGCGCCGATTGTGGCCCCTGCCAGGGCCTTCATGACGGCAGGATAGAGCTTCCCTTCGGCGTTCAGTTGGCGGATCTTCTCGTTGGTCAGCCCGGCTGCCTCCATGAGCGGCTGCAGCATGGTCGTCCGTGGCGTCATGTTGCCGGCAAGGATGCTGCGAACCTCTTCGCCAAGCATATCCAGCGGCACCCGCATGGACGTGGCCGCCTGGACGATGGCCGTGGAGAAATTCACGACCATTTTTTCATCGAAACCGGCCTTGAGGGCCGGGACATACGACTGTGTATATGCCTTCGTCAGTTGCTCGTAGGTTGCGGCCGTCTCCAGACCGCCGATGCGAAGGCGGTTTTGGGTCTGGACGCTCAGACTCAGGGCGGCCTCGAAGGCCCGCTGGCCAGTGACGATGTCCCCGGCTTTATCGCGGAATTCCCGCATAGAGTAGATCAGGGAACCCAAACCGACGCGGGTTTCCTCCATCGTGGAATTGAAGCTGTAACCGGCGCTGACGGCGTTCTTGATGACGGCATAACCGCCGAACGAAAGGAACAGGTTGCGAATTGTCCCGGAGAACTCGTTCGCGGCACCGTTGGCCTCCTGGAGCGTCTGCTTGTAGGCACGTGTCGCCGAATTCACCGTCTGCACAACGCCGGTGGCCAGGTCTTTAGCTGCGATGATGATTTCGAGTTTCGTCATTTGGGCTCTTCACAACTATCTGGTCGATATTGCAGGTCGAGCAGTCCACGTTCTTCTTTGCCGCCCGGCAGGCCCGGCAAAACGCCGATTTTGGGTCGTTTTGCTTTCCTGCGTCCTGCTTTTCATGGATCCCTTTCAACACGCTCCGCTCAAGCGCCCTGAGTTTTCTCAGGATCACCTTGTCAAATTCGATCTCGATGACGCCCGCGATCATGGCGGCGGCGTTGTAATCGAGACCGATCACACCGTTCGGCCCCACCCGCCATTGCGTCAAAACGTTTGTCCATAGGTCCCAGGCGTCTTCGTTTTCCGGCAATAAAGCGGGCGGGGCGTTCCGGCATCGGTCACACCGAGACCTGTCTACGCATCCGCTGCACCTGGCAGGTCCGCCGCCTTCGTACCACTGCCAGATGGCTTCAAGTTTTTTTCATCGTTCCCCTTGCCATAGCTCAGGTCGATAATCGCCTTGAACAGTTCCAGCGCCTTGTCGTTCGGAAGCGCATCGACCTCGCGGATCTGCTCCGCACCGCAGACCATCTCCAGAATCTCATCGGCTGCGTCGTCCGCGTTTTCGATGGACAAATTGCCGATGTTATAGCCCTTCTTGCGCAGAGCCTTGACTTCGCCCCTGCTGAGGGGCCGGATGTTGAATTTTTTCCCGTCGATTTCTTTTTCCATGTCGTTTCCTTTCCGCGCTTAGAATGTGGCAATCGGGCTCAAGAGCACCATCCGGAGGGCCGAAGCATCGGCATCGTCGTTGTAGTAGCTCTCGAAAGGCAGCTCCACCAGCAGGCCGGTCGGCCCGGAGATGACCGGAGACTGAGGCTTGAAAATGACCTCATCGAAGTAGAAGCTCATCTTCTCGTTTCCTGCCGATGCCCCTGTCCCCGCACCCTTCGTGAAATGCAGCTCCAGGGTGGTTTCGGTGTGGGCGATGGCCAGGGCATAAAGAACATCGTCCTCAAAGAGGATCTTGGCCGTGCCGGTCACCTTCGCCCTTCCTTCGGGAAGGCTGTAACGCTGGCCGGTACCGTCAATGACGTAGTTGTTGCCGTCCAGGGCGTTGTCCAGGGTGAAATCTATCTCGGTCATCGTCCCGAGCGGGGATCCGCCGCGCTGGATGGACCCGGAAAATCCGTCGAAAGGCGTGTGGCCGTTGTCGGTCGCCGTTGCGTCGAAGGTAGCCGCTCCGATGGTCTCCTTCGCCCCCATGATGGAGACCGAGCAGTTGATCATCCCTTCCGGCTTGGCAGCCAGCCTGAAGCTGTTCACCCGGCAGCCGTTGTATAGGAGATACTTGTCCGTGGCGAGATCCGTGAACTGCTTCTCGATGCACATCCCGACCGGCAGCGCGCCGATCTTGTAGGTGTGCGTGTATGGTGCCGCTCCACCTGCAACGCCATAGCTGCCGAAGATGTGCTTGAAGAGCTTCCCGTACTGAGGAGAAAGCTCAAAATTGATGTCGCCGGAAACGTCCACATTTCCCCGGACCGGGGCCTGGGGATTGCGGTTCGAACGAATCGTGTTGGACGACACGAGATTTCGGTTCAGCCGCAGAGATTCAGTCGTGAACGGCAGGACATGGGCGTCCGGCGCACCGGGGGTGCTTTTGAACGCCGTTTCGGTGTCGAAATTCAATACGGCATTAGCGCCTGATTGCTGAGACATAGGTTATTCCTCCTTTCCCTTCTTGCTTCGGCCGGATGCGATCTCCGGCTGGTTTTCCTGGTATTCCTTCAGCCTCCCCTTGCGGAGCAGGACTTCCGCCACATCGTCGGGGACCTCCTTCGGGACGCCGATCTTGAACTGCCCGGCAATGCCGCAGCCCATGATTTTCGGCCCTTCTTCGTAGTAGAGTTTCTTCATAAATCCTCCTTTTTACGGTTCCGGTTCAGGGACCGGCTCGGTTGCGATGACGTTCGTTTTCAAACGATAATTGAGCCCATAGACCAGCAGCCCTCCCTCAGCCGTCACCAGGTCCTCCCTGACAGGCCAGAGCCACCCGTAAGGGCTGATCTGGTGGCCGATGAGGTAGTTTCTGACCGCCTCGATGATCGTGTAGGCTTCGGATGCACCAGCCTCCCTGCTCTTGAGGTTCCTGGAAACCAGGACGATGAGGAAGTCCATCTGGTGATCGGCCCGGTTGGTCCCGATGACCTTTTTTTCGTCAAAATCCGCACCGTGGTAGATCACATTCAGAGCAGGCAGGCGCTGGGGCGACTTGAGCAGATCCTCGATATCTCCCTGCCAGACGCCGACGCTGGCCGCGGTAGTGATCTTCTGCAGTTGCGTTATGATGTCGTCTTGAATCGTCTCGATCATTTAAAACCCCGACATCTTGTCCCTGGTGAAGATCCGGTCATTGGAATCCATATTCACCGCATTGTCCGTATTGGCCGGAGAGGGCGTCGCCGATCCGAGCTTTATTCTCCCTTCAGCCACCTTTTCCAGGAATCGAATCGCCTCTTTGTTCCTGTCCGCCCGGATTTCAGGCATTTCCAGATCGCTGCGGGAGTAGAGATTATAGGCCGCGATATCCACGCTGATCTGGCGAATCTTCGAAGGCACAGGGGACAACGGGATGGCATATCGATCCTGGCAATACGCATCGATGGTGGCATCGGCGTCGGCAATAGAGCGGGTGACTTTATCGGTGTCGATCTCACCCGCTCCATCATCGTCCGTCAACTGAATCAGCGCGGTTTCATTGAGCAGATTCAGGATATCGTCTTGGGTGCAGTAAGCCATTACCGTTTACCTTTCTTCCCGGTTTTGGCCGATTCTTTGCCGGTTTCATCCGCTTCAGCCTTTTCGGTTGCACCGGAATCCTCGGTTTTCTCTTTCTTGTCCGGGACGATCTCAACGGTCAGCACCGGTTCCGCTTTGAGAATGGCCAATTCCTCCTTGCTGAATCGGTCATCGGGATACTGCGCCTCTTCCTTCGGATGGGCGATGCCGCAACGTCTGAACCCGGCTTTTTTGCTTCTGATTTTGATCATCTTAAGCTCCTCCTTGTTGAGCGTTTTTCCCGCTCCCCCTTCATCCGGACCGATCATCCGGGGGGGAGCGGGGCGGGCCCGCTCACCCGCAAGGTTTTCGTTACGCAAGCCACGGCACGACGACCAGCTTCGCGGTATTGAACCAGACGTTGCTTGCCCCAGCGGAGTCGAACTGCGCTTCGACGACGGCCCGGCCATTGGATTCCAGGGTCGGAGGAACGACCAGGTGGGTCGGTGTGATGCCCAACGGGACGCCCTCGTCGTTGGTGAAGGCCATCATGGCCGCCCTGGCCGCTGCATAGTACGTGGCGTTCAGGGTCTGCTTGCTGCCGTAGCCAAGCTGCCACAGGCCGTAGCCGACGTTCTTCCGGTCATCGACGCCGTAGCGGAACTTCTTCCGCATGAAGACGTTCTCGTCGTCCGGCTTGTCCATCGACACGAACTGGGGGCGCTTCCGGATCTGCAGGACGATGGGCTTGATCGGCCGTGACAGATCGAGGAGGTACCAGGGGGTTCCCGCGCCGCCGCCGGTATTGGAGACGGACGCGCCGTTGACGCTGTGGTCGGAATCGAAGAAATACTGCCCGTCGAAGCATTCCGTGTCGAATCCGGCCTTGAGCAGGGCGAAGACCAGGACGTCGGGATGCACCTTCGCCGCCTGGGCCAAACCCTGGATCATGGGCGTATAAACGCCGATCTGGTCGTCTTCGATGTCGTTGCGATCCACCTCGATGGTGGCCTCGTAGTCCTTGTTGGTAATCTCATACTTGAAGGCGGACAGGTCCTTCAAAACCCGGTCGCCAAGCCATTCCCTCATCATGGGGAAGTCGCCCAGCCACTTGTAGTCGACGCTCCGTCCGGTGGAAGGCGTCTGCATGGCCACCAGTGGCCACTGGCTGGGTGCGGAATCGAACGCCTGGTTGAAAACGGTGCTGAACGATTTGTAGATTCCCTGCAAATTCGCTTGATTGACAATCATTTTAAGCCTCCTTCTTTTGGCTGTGGGGAGAGAAC